GACAGTATTGTTCCCTATAGCGGCGTGAGAGCCGTAGTGACAGCCATACTAGGTAGTATATCTCTCATAGATTTTGAGTATATAGGGGTATATATGTATATATTAAGTATCTTTAGCGTCCTTAATCGAAGTAATTATAACAGGAATACTAATGCATAGTACTACCATAAAATGTGTCCAGTTGCTCTTCTCAGGAGTAGCCAATAAGGTAACCCCTACATAGAATTGTAAAAGTATTGCCAATAAGTAAATGATGCCTTTGATTTCTTTCTTCATAACATAACCATTTTTTGTTTATCTAATTAATATAAGAACTTTTTGGTTAGTAGACAACTTAACTTAAAAAAATAATTTTGCAATTTTTCCGCTATATAGGGGTGTTTCTAATATGTCAATGACCTTTTAGTATCTTCTTTGACCTATACTATGGAGGCTATATATAGACGTACTTACAGTACTGGTAGCTTTAGGGTGCTTTGTCTAATATTAAGATATGAACTATTTATTGTTAAACCTACTAGATAGTGCAGAAATTAGACCCACATACTTTATTTTCAATCTTTGAACAAGGAGATGAACAAGTATATAAAGAGAATAATGTAGAAGATCTCTTAGATAACCCTTACGTTTTAATAGGAATGGTTGTTACAGGAGTAGAGAACTTCTATATGATAGATAAGATGTATACGTTAAAACATGAAGAAGAGTATGGCAGAGTGAGGGATAAGGTAAAGCTTAAGTACTTTAACAAACTATGTAGATATTTAGACAGAGTCACACCCCTAGAGATGGAAGTAGCTTACTCAATCGGTACAGATTATGAGTTAGATAGAGCTATACAGGCTATGAATGATATCCTTTTCTTCTTTGAAAACATAGAGATGTATGAGAAGTGTGCTAAAATTAAACAGTATACCGATCTTTTACTTAATAAAAAGTTGCAAACTCTAGTTTAATTTCGTATATTAACTATATAAAACGGTTATATTATACATTATGTTAGATTTTCTATTACACTACAGTTCAGTAGGGTTCATCCTATCAATTTTTTTAAATCTTGTATTATGGGCATTACATAGACCTCTTTTAGGTGCTATGGAGGTTTTTGCCTGTACTATACTTTGGCCTATTACTTTAACAAGTTTAATTAATACCCTAAATGGTGTTGAAGAAGAAATAGAGGAATAGAATTTAAATTTAAAAGGTTATGTTAACAGATACAATTACATTTGAGAAAGCACTACAATTAGAGAGTGAAGGAAGAATATTTATCTTTGATTCCGGAGATAATAAGGAGTACCATGAAAGAGCTAAAGAGTGGCAGAATAACTTTATTCAACTACGAACCAAAGCCCGACATATATCTTCTCAGAACATCGCCCAACACTTCAATGCACGATACCTTATAGAAAAACGCTCAAAAATAAATGATTATACTTTTGAATGGAAATACCTTAGAGCAATTGAGAATACCAGCTCTGATGACACTATACAAGATTCTGTAGAATACGTATATGCTCTTATTAATAAAGGCTATCCTGATTTGGTTAAGATAGGAATGACAAGAAACACCCCTGAACATCGTGTAGGGCAGATAAATGGTACCGGTACTGTGGATCTATGGGAGGTTAAATTTGCTTTACCTGTAAGGCCTGAGTGTGGAATGAAGGTAGAACACCAAGTACATAAGTACTTTCAAGAAAAACGTCTACATATCAAACAACACAACGATAGAGAGATGTTTAAGATCGATATCTTTACTGCGATGGATAAAATAAGGGAGATAGGTTCTATATTCCAAGCAGGACAACCTAAGATGTACTAAAAACCGCGGCGCAACTTCGCGCGTCTGCGCGGCGAGCTTCGCTCTTTGCACCTTTTACCCGCTCTCCTGCCCTTTTTCTTTGAGAAAAGTTGGTTACTACCATATATTTTCTTATATTAATTATATAAATAAAACGGTTATGAAATATTTTAAATTACTTTTACTAATTACACTTACAACCATCCTATCTTGTTCCGAAGAAGATGTGCGTCCCTCCTTATGTCTAGATGGCTTTTGTGATGGTATGTTATCTATTCCATATACAAAGGATAGTAACGGTTATTACCATGTAGATTTAAATTTTGAAGGGGATTACCTACCTAGGTTTACTATCTTTGTAGAAGCTGATGATGTAGATCCATTTTACTATTATAATGATATGGGAGTTATACAATCTGCATTTGAATCAAGCAGTTTTTGGGTAATGGATAATGGAGTAGAGGTTGATATTGTACAAGAAACAACAATATATCTTAATAACTCTACAGATAATACAGAGTACATTCCTTCAGTAACAGGAAGAAAGTGGGGAAAAAGGATAGTAGGTCCTATTCCTAATGAATTTATAGGGGATACTCTTACAATTAGAGCAGAAATATATTGGGATGGCGGCTCAAACTCAGCTTCTCAACTATTTGAAGAAAAATTTATTATAGAATAGTTGCTTATTCGAATTTTTTTATATACCTTAGTATTATTATTAAGATAAAGAAGTTATTATAATAAATTAAAATAATTATTAAATAAATATTATATGAGATCTAAACAATCAATAAGTAATAAATTAGATAATATAGAATCACGGTTAGCTAATTTAAAATATACATTAGGTACTAATGATAGAGCTGCTTCTTATACACACTTAAAAGAAGTTTCATCTATAATTTCCGATATAAATACATTACTTAACAGAGAAATACAAGATTAATATGTTAACAGCAGAGCAGATACAAAACAATTACGTTAAACATCATAAAATTATTGACCACTACATAACAGGTAGAAAGGAACAAGTTAAGGAGATGATAAAACACATGGAAGATAACTATGTTATGGCTCCTGCAAGTGGAAGAGCTTGGTATCATAATGCTTTTGCCGGTGGATATGTAGATCATGTTAATAGAGTTGTTCAATTTGCTATTAAACAAAAGAATACTTACGAAGAAATGGGCGGTATGATTGATTTTACTGATGAGCAATTAGTATTTGCAGCTCTCTTCCATGATTTAGGTAAAATGGGTGACGGAGACTCCCCTAACTATATTCCTCAGACTGATAAGTGGAGGCAAGATAAGCTATCAGAGATGTACACATACAATCCAGATCTTGACTTTATGCTTATTCCAGATAGATCTCTATTCATACTTCAGAAATTCGGTATAAAAGTAGACCAGAAAGAGTTTTTAGCTATAAGATGTCATGATGGAGTGTTTGATAAAGCAAATGAATCATACTTCTTTAGTAATATGGAATCATCCAGACAGAAAACATCTATAATTTCTATTCTACATACAGCAGACTTTTTAGCCTCTAAAGTTGAGTACGATATTTGGAAAGCAGCAGGCGGTAATTCTACTTCTAAAGTGAAAAAAACAGCAGCTTCTACAGGAAGAAAGGTAAATTCTTCCGAAGGTTTATCTAAAATGCTTAAAAACTTATAAAATATGTTGGTAACTATAATAATTCTTTCTATATTAATAATAATACTAGGGGTTGCCCTACGTAACCTGCTAATTAAAGTAGAGAAGTACGAAGATGTCACTGTGAATCAGACAAGTTACTTACAAAATATATCAAATCTAATTACAGATTCACAAAAGCACCTAAAGAGTCTTGATGAACGTGAAGTTTTCAAGTCGGATGATGAGGTCGGTTATTTTTTTGAACAACTAAAAAAAGTGCAAGAAGAACTAAACCGCTACATGCTCCCACAAAACTATGGCAAGAAAGAAAGCAAAAGCTAATTACTTTACTTCAGAAACAGAAGAATATATAAAAAAATATAACGTATCAGAAGACACAGAGTATAGAGCAGATATATTCACAAAACACATCTACCTACCTTTTTATAAACTCGCAGAGAATATAATACATACTTTTAAATTCTACTACACAGATGTAGAACGTATAGAAGACCTTAAACATGAAGTAGTCTCTATGCTACTTGAGGAGAAAATAATGAAATTTGATCCCGACCACGGTGCTAAAGCGTACTCTTATTTCGGTACAATCGTTAAGCGTTGGTTAATTAACTACAACAATAAAAACTATAAAAAGTTAAAACAGATAGGTTCTTTCGATGATATGGAGGAATCTTTTGAAGGTAGTATGAATGTTAAACTCCCAGGCGGGATTACATTGAGCCAATTTTTAGATATGTGGGTTGAGAAAGCTTACGATAAAATGGATGAATTATTTAACAAAGATAGTGAGAAGAGAATAGCAGATGCTGTATTAACTATATTTAAAAC